AGAAGGGGATAGCCCTCCCGATCTTGTAAACACCAATTTACCCGAGATTGTCCCGATAAGTCCGAATTTTAATACCAGTCCAAACCAGTATGAACCGGACATAACCGACAGTCCAAAGACAAATGTTTATCCTTTGGGAGGCCGGTTAATTGGAAGCCCTACACCGCGCATAAGAGCTGCAGCTGTAGAAGGCGATTACGAAAAGGCCGAGTTAGCTTTAGCTTTTGCAGAATCCATAGGTATCAAACTTATGCCCTGGCAGATCACAGCATTACGTGAACTTTTGCAAACGACTAACGGTAAATGGACGCGTCGCACGCTGGGTATTGTTTGCAGTCGCCAGGTAGGTAAAACCGAGTTAGCTAAAATCCGAATACTGGCAGGTATCTACCTATTCGAGGAAAAGTCAATTATTCTAATGTCTGTTAATGCTCAGCAAGCAGAAATGACCCTATACCAGATAAACGACATAATTACTAGCAACCCGTCGCTAATGCACCTTTACCAGCGTTACTACTTAACCAACGGTAAACAAGAGATCAGGTTTAAGAACGGCGCGAGGATTATCGTGGTAGCTGCAACAAACAACGGCAGCCGCGGACTATCTGCAGACTTTGTATTTCTGGACGAGTTACGCACAATTACGCCGGAGGCTATGGAGGCGGTTAGCTTTACTATGAACGCTAGGCCAGCGGCTCAAATGCTGACCGTATCTAATGCCGGTGATAAATCCTCTACAGTGCTAAACAGTTTACGCGATAAGGCAATCGCTGACGTGTCCCCTACTCTGGGCTGGTTAGAGTGGTCGGCTCACCCGTCTAGAAAAATAGAGGACCCTAAAGGCTGGGTAGAGGCTGTACCTGCTTTAGGCCACACAATGAGCGAGGAAATACTAAAACACTCACTAGCTACCAGCGACCCGTTAACCTTTAGAGTTGAGGTACTTTGTCAGTTTGTAGATAACCTGGCAAGCCCGTTTGAGATAGGCGCGTGGGATAAATGTAAAGATGAGTCAATAGTAGTTGAGCCAGGAGGACTCACTTATTTTGCGTTTGATAAGTCTTATACGAATAAGTACGCCGTACTAATTGCAGGGCAAAAGGTCGACGAAATGCGCGTAAAGGTTAAAGTGTTGCAAGTCTGGAACACAGCTACACCTTTAGACGATAGACAAGTGGCCAGCGACATAAACGCCCATATTATGAGATTTAGGCCTAAGGTCCTCATGTATGACAAATGGGTTAGCGAAAACGTAGCCAGCTACTTAAAAGGTGCAGGTACTACCCTTATGGACGTTAGCGGCAAAATGCAAAATGAAGCTAGCAACCGGCTCGCCCAGCTTATGAGTCATGGTCAGTTATTGCACCCAAACGATCTAGTGCTAAATGAGGCTATAGCCGCGTGCGCTACTAAACACACAGAGTATGGCTGGAAAATAGTAAGGCGTAAGTCAGCCGGTGAAATATGCGCCGCTATCGGTGTAGCTATGGTCGCCTGGTACGCCTCTAGGCCTCAGGCAGTCGCGCAGATAATAGTCAATTAGACACGCCGAACAAATCGGACAAATTATTTAAAATGTGTCTATACTACGCACGTGGGGATATTTCAATCATTACGCCTGGTTGAGTCTGTCAGTGCGCCTCAAAGTACCCCGACAATACGCGCGCAATATAACCCGCCTGTATTCGAGCCAGACCCTAGTAGCTTATTCTTTACTCCTCAAACTTTTATTACCCGGTCAGACGCTATAGCTGTACCGTCCGTCGCTAGAGCTGCAGCGTTAATCAAAGGTGTAGTAGGAACTTTACCGCTACACCTTTACCGTAAATCTACTGGCCAAGAATTAGGTAACCCAATCTGGTTAGATCAACCAGATTACAGGCAGCCACGTATGGTTACTTTAGGCTGGACTGTTGACGCTTTATTTTTTTACGGCGTTGCGTATTGGGAAGTTACCGAGTTATACGCAGACGACGGGCGGCCTAGTCGGTTCGCCTGGGTTGCTAACACACGCGTTACAGTAACTCTAAATAACACAAATACTTTAGTTAAATCTTATGCAGTTGACGGCAGCGAAAGACCTAACAGCGGTATCGGCAGTTTAATTACTTTCCAAGCTATGGATGAAGGTATTTTAAATAGAGGCGGTAGAACTTTACGCGCAGCCCTGGATTTAGAAAAAGCCGCAGCTGTTGCAGCTGGTACGCCGATACCTAGCGGATATATTCAAAACTCAGGCGCAGACTTACCAGAGGAACAAATTACGGGACTACTAGCTAGTTGGAAGTTGGCACGTACACAGCGCAGCACAGCGTACCTATCTAGCACGCTTAAGTATGAGCCAACAGCTTTTAGCCCTAAAGATATGATGTATTCAGAAGCTAAACAAGAATTAGCTACTGAGATAGCCAGACTTTGTAACGTACCGGCTTACCTGCTTAGTGCAGACGCCAATAACTCTATGACTTACTCCAACGTTATGGACGAGCGCAAACAGTTTGTAGATATGAGCCTACGGCCTTTTATATCTGCAATAGAGGAACGTTTATCTATGAACGATATGACTAATTCACAAAATTATGTCCGTATGTCATTAGACGATAGTTACTTACGTAGCGACGCATTAACACGCTTAGCAGTAATAGAAAAAATGTTAGCCCTTAATTTAATTACAGTAGAACAAGCACGCGAAATGGAAGACCTAACACCTAACGGGGGTACACCTAATGCAGTTGAACTTTAACAGCTCAATAGAAGCTACAGACCAAGAGCGTAGAATTATTGCCGGTAAAATTGTACCGTTTGGCGAAATCGGTAACACCAGCGTAGGTAAAGTAGTTTTCGAGCAAGGCTCAATAAATTACCAAACCGGCGGTAAAATTAAATTATTACTAGAACACTCAGCTACTGACCCTATCGGGTTTGCGCAAAATATAAGCGAGGATACACGCGGCCTTTATGCAACCTTTAAAGTAAGTGCTACTACAAAAGGTACAGATAGTTTAATAGAGGCAAGCGAAAATTTACGCGACGGTTTGAGTGTTGGCGTAACAGTTGACGCGAGCGAGGAAAGAGGCGGCGTACTTTACGTACAGTCTGCCGTTTTACGCGAAGTAAGTTTGGTCCAGGCAGCAGCCTTTAAATCTGCAGCGGTTGAATCCGTCGCAGCCAGTGAGGTAGAGCCTGAGCCAGTAGAGGAAACCCAAGAAACCCAACCAACCGAAAGTGAGGCCAGCGTGGATAACGCTACCCCAGCACCCGAGGTAGAAGCCGCACAAACGGTCGAAGCCTCACGCCCAACAGTAACGGCCCCTGCCTATACTGCACCCCGTAGCCCTATCGCTACTCCTGCCGATTACCTATTTCACAAAGTACAGGCAACACGCGACCCAGGCAGCGAGTCTGCACTATGGGTACGCGCAGCTGATGACTCAACAACAAACAACGCAGGCCTTATTCCAACACCTCAGCTAACTACTTTGTTTAACGGGAAGTCAGATAGCTTCCGCGCAAGTATTGAAGCCATTAACACTGCAACCCTGCCAGCAGCGGGTATGTCGCTACAAATCCCTCGCATTAAAACCGTCCCTACCGTAGCCGACACAAACGAAGGCGGCACACCGTCAGAAACTGGCATGGAGGTAGAGTTTGTAACTGCTACTGTAAATAAATATGCAGGGCAAAATACGGTTTCGGTCGAATTGTTCGACCGGTCGGACCCCGTCCTGTTGAACGTTTTAGTACAACAAATGGCCGACGCGTACGCTTTAGCTACTAACTCTTTTGTTAACGGCGAGCTAATCAGCGCAGCAACACTAGACGCTACTACCGTAGCTACTTACCCAACAGCCTCAGAGCTTTTAGGTATTGTTTCACGAGGTGCAGCTAGCGTTTACTCAAACTCAAAGCGGTTTGCTCGTAACATGATTGCTTCAAGCGGTCAATGGGCAAACATTATGACCCTTAACGACAATGGGCGACCAATATATACGGCCCAGAATCCTCAAAATGCTGGTGGCTCTGTAGCAGTATCAAGCCTACGCGGTAACGTAGCTGGACTTGATCTATACGTTGATTACACAAACAGCGGCGACGGGGACGGTACTTTACTAGTAGTAAACCCTGACTGCTTTACTTGGTACGAATCCCCAGCACTACGTTTAACCACTAACGTAATTGCTAGCGGCCAAATCGAGATCATGTACTACGGCTACGGCGCATTGGCCAATTTAGCCTCAGGTGGCGCGTTCAAAAACAATAAGGCATAAGCCTAAAACACTAGAACCCTAGACCCTGCCCCTAGTCCGGTGGGGTTTAGGCCAAACAGTTAGGAGTAGAGCGCGTGGCTGCAACATATATAACCCAAGCTGAGCTACGCGCTTTGCTTAACATAACTGGGATTACCCTTTACACAGACGCCTCAGTAGAGGAAGTCTGCCAGGCTTCAGAGGACATATTAAACAAATACTTATGGTTTAACACCGCGCCTATATCTGCTACGGCTTTGTCAGCCAATGTAGCTACAATTACTACCCCTACACCTCATGGCTTTGTAACGGGCCAGCAAGTAACAGTAGCCGGCGCGGGTACTACTTTTAATGGCACTAAAACACTAACCGGCTATGACCTTTACCGTTTTACTTTTGATAAAACAGCTGCAGACCAAACTACACACTTAGTAAGACCTTACGGTTTAGCTACTGGACCTAATCACGCTACAGCTTATGCAAGTGTGCCAGCGGTGCGCGAAGCTGCAGCCGCTTTAGCTACGACAATCTGGCAAGCCAGACAAGCCCCAGGGGCCAGCGTTACTACGATAGACGGCTTTATAGCTTCGCCTTATCAGCTAGGCAATACCCTTATAGCTAAGGTACGCGGGCTTATAGCGCCGTATATGTCGCCTAATTCTATGGTGGGCTAATGCCTGCAGCCATAACTACCCTTAGGTCAACACTAGCTACAGCTTTAGCTAATACTGGAGTCTGGACAGTGTTTAATCACGTCCCAGAAATCCCTTTAAGCAACTCGTTAGTTATCGCCAATGATGACCCTTATATCCTGGTTAACAGCAACGTTAAAACTGCTATAGCCCCTACAGTACGTTTTAAATTATTTTTGCTAGTGCCAGTTATGGATAACTTAGGTAGCCAGACCAAGCTAGAGGATTACTACCTAGCTGTTATGACTAAGTTAGCCGCCTCAGGTTTAACAATAAATATAACTAGCTTTAGTGCCCCTGCAATTTTGGAAACCCCTAGCGGTAACTTGCTTCAAAGTGAAGCCGGT